AACTTTGTTTTGAGTAACAAAAATGGGGAATTAGTTTACGAAGAAATCGTAAAATTGCTTAAATAATTTGTTGTTGGTTTGTTTTGAAAGTCGACCAAGGTAAATTTATGCTGAGGTCGACTTTTTTTTTACTTAAAATATGAGCACATTCACTAATGATACAGGAGATGTATCTATAGATTTTACAATACAATTCGATCTAACCTCAACTCCAAAGTTGAAGGTTACGGATAACTCTACATATACCGCAGCACAAACAGGTATTAACGTTTATATTAAAATTACAAGACCAGATGGTATTGTGAGAAATTTTGATGCTAATGCATCTGATATAACAGGAAACTCAGGTAGTCTACCTATTTATGAGTTTGTACTACCTTTATCGCCAACAGATGGTCAAGTCAGTAAAGGATCTTATAAGGTCGAATATAATTTTACTGTTGGTGATGATGATACGGTAAAAGCGACCAAAACAATAGATTTTAATTACAAAAAAATAATTCTCACAACGTTCCAGGATATAAATGAATTTACACCTTTAGTGAAGGTAAAAGACACAACTCCTAGTTATGACGTAACTAACTACTCTTTAAACAGCATTAGTAGGGTTTTTAGCGGACAAAACAACGTTAGTGGGTCTTCTATATCAAATCAAACTACTACAGCCAATACAACTGCTGATAGAGAGTATTCATTAGCAGATTCACAGTCTAAGTTATACGACAATAAATACATTGTTGATTTGGAGGTGACCTTAACTCATACACATTCTACTTACAGTTGGTTTAGTGTAATATCAAAAAGCACTAAAAGAGATGTTGTAAAAGTATTTAAAGTTCCAACTAAGATAGAAATGATATCTTATTTTAATACTTTAAGAAATTTAGTAGAAACATATGATGGATACAACAAATCTCTATATGAGAAATACACAAAAAACTACGAATTTGTTATAACAAGTTTTGATCTTTTAGTTAGAAGATTAGATGCAGGATTAACAGATGACGACAACACAGATATTTTAAGAGATATTTTAGCAATTCTTAGAAACGATGTTCCAAGACAGCACACAGGAGATGAATTGACTACAATATCTTTACAAATTTTTTCTACAGGAATTAGTGTTACATGGACTTCTATAGAAGACATTCCTACTTACAATCCTTTTGCTACATATGAGAAATCATTTGCAACAGCAGCAAATCAATGGGATGTAACACATAGTTTAAATAAAAAGCCATCAGTCACACTCGTTGATGAATATGATAATATTGTGTATGGTGCTGTAGAATATGTAAATTTGAACGTTATAAGAATTACATTCAACACCCTCACAAAAGGTAAAGTATATTTAAATTAGAGCACTATGGCAATAGAATATTTACATCACATTAATCTCAGCGACAATGAGATCCAAAATGTTAAGTTAGACAACAAAACAACGACTCAAAGAGACGCTATGACTGCTGCGGCAGGTCACGTTATCTTTAACACTACTTTAAGTAAGTTCCAATTTTATGATGGATCTGCTTGGTTAAATCTACAGGATGAATTAGTTGCTTCTGAAGTAAGAGCAATGTTTTCTCACTCAGATGCAGGTGGTGATGGGAGTTTTTCTTATGACGCTACTACAGGTGTATTTACATATACAGGGCCAAGTGCATCAGAAGTAAGAGCACACTTTTCACAAGGTACAGGCATAACAATTACAAACGGTCAGATTGCTACCACTATCACACAATACACAGATGCAGACGTACAGTCTTATTTAAGTACTGGTACTGGAGTTACTCTTTCTAATTCTGGACAAATTTCTATTGGTCAAGATGTATCTGACAATGCAGATGTACAATTTAATGATATACAGATTGATGGTAATGCTATTATTGATGGTACCTTAGGAGTAAATGGTGATGTAACTTTAGGTAATGCAACTAGTGATACTGTAACAATTAAAGGTAATCTTAATGTAGAGGGATCAACAGTAACGGTTAACCAAACAGAGATTAATGTTCAAAACGCTTTTGTGTTCGAAGGAGCAACAGCCGATGCACATGAAACAACTCTTGCAATAGTAGATCCAACTGCTGATAGAACAATTAACCTTCCTAATGCAGATGGTACTATTGCTCTAACTAACCAACTAAGATCAGATGATGGTGTTAAGGATATTGTTGGAGGAATGGTTTCTAGTAATACAGAAACAGGATTGGCAGTAACGTATGATACTACAAATAAAAATTTAGACTTTGTTCTAACTAAAGATCCTACTATTACTCTTACAGGAGATGTTACTGGTTCAGGAACCATGACAAATCTTGGAAATGTATCTATTGCATTAGACACAGTAAAAAATAAAGCAGCAAATGGAACAGGTCCTTCAACAACTGGAGACACTGATTTTACTTTTCAGCATAGTTTAGCAACCTCTAATGTTATTGTACAAGCATTTAAATCAAGTAAGATGGTAATGTGCGATGTTGAGATTGTAGATTCTAATAATGTAAAACTTGTGTTTGCACAGGGACAAACCGCAGACAGTATAACCGTAAACGTTATTTCTGCTGCATCATAATAAATAGCAGAACATGGCAATAGAATTCTTAAATGGGATTGATCTAACTGGAACGTTAGAATTAAAAACACTTACTACGAATACAGACTCAACGACTGCGTTGGTCATATCTGGTGATGAGGTTCAAAAAAGAGCCTTAGGTTCACTTGCTTTTAGTAGTGCTACTATACCTACAGACTTTGTATCTGCTGCCAATGGTGGAACATTTAGTGGTAATGTAATTGTAGAAGACAGTGAAATACATGTTGGCGATACAAGTGGAGATAGTTGGACAAGAATACTACACGCTCAAGCAAATGGTTACGGTTTTAACTTCCAACACTCTAACGCTACTGTACTTGTAAACGAACAAGGAAGCACAAATCAGGCTTTGGTTTTAGGTGATGTTGATGCAGGAGATCAAGATGGTTTATTTGGTATTGCACATAAAACAGCCACAACTAGTTGGGCAAAAGTTTTAAATTTAAAAGGTAACGGTGAACTATATATAGGCTCTGATGGAACAAAGCAAGTTTATCACGAAGGTCACAAGCCTACCCTAGCAGAGTTAGGTGCTGCTGCTGACACAGTAGTAAACCAAACAGACTTCGTATCTAAAGCAAACGGTGGAACTTTTAGTGGGGCTATAACAATAAATAAAAATGGAGATGCCCTTAATTTAAGATCCACAACAAACGCACAAAAAAGTCGTATTACATTTAGTTCTGATGTTCCTGATGATCAAGTTGGATATATAGAATATACTCACTCAAATAGTGTTTCTTATGGAAGTGGTGAGGCTTTCATTATAGGAGGTAACCAAACAACTACGACTATACTTGCTGATGGTAAGTTAATGTATGACGAAGGTATATACTCTAAACCTGCAAGTGGAACTGGAGCAGGAACAAGAAAAGATTCTAATTGGGATACTGCCTACGGATGGGGAGATCATTCATTAGCAGGTTATGCTTCAGGAACTATACCAACAGACTTCGTATCTGCTGCAAATGGTGGAACTTTTTCAGGTGCTGTAAAGATTGATGGAAGTTTTAAATGGGCAACAACTAACGCTACTAGTTATACATACTCTAATGCTGATACATTAGGTTTATATATTGAAACAGTAGGGTCAACTGCTGCGTTATCAGATATGAGGTTTCAAGCAAGAGCCGCAGGAACAGGTAACTACAGTTCTATAAAAATTAAACCCTCAGATCAATCAATTCTACTAGGTACAAATGGATCTACTAGGTTAAAATTAGATTCGTCTGGTGACGCAACTTTTACAGGGGATGTAACATTATTAGAAGATTTATATGCTACTAATCAAAATTTAAAATTTCACGCAGGGGGAACCCACGTTATGAATATTGATGTAAACGGTAAAGTTTATCCAAATACTCATAATGTGTATGATTTAGGTCATAGTCCAACACTTGCTTGGAGAAACATTTACTCTTCAGGAACAATATATGGTACAAGTGCAACTTTTACAGGTGACATTACTAGCACTGGTTTAACGGTTGACTACACAGGTAATCGTACTGGTGATGCTGGTATCTTAGTAACCAACGACTCAAGTGATTGGGGTATAAAAGTAGATAAAGACGGTACAGGTGATTATGGAATATTGTCACAAACAGATGGTGAAAACGCAATAGTTGTAAGAAACGCAGCAGGTACTAATAAAATACAACTACAAGGTGATGGTGACGCAAGTTTTGTAGGTGATGTAACAGTTGGGGGTGACCTAATTGTTAATGGTACTACAACAACTTTAAATACAACAACTGTAGAAGTTGAAGATAATATACTACAACTTAACACAACACAAGGAACACCAGACACTGCAACAGCAGCAACCTCTGGTATATCTATTTATAGAGGTGATGGTGTTACACAAGCAAGTTTAATATTTGATGATGCAGATGATACTTGGGATTTAACAGATGATTTAGTAGTAGACGGTTTTATAATAGCCAAAAGTCATCTTGAAGCATTTTCTTTTCTTTATCTAAGAAATGATATACGCTTATTAAACAAAGCAGAAAATGGTTGGCTTACTTTTGCTGATAGAAACACCTCTGCTTCAGAGGCAGTGTATGATCTAGCACATGTAGGAACTATTAGCACATCAGGTAACGCAACGTTTGGAGGTGATATAAACACAAGTACGGTTCAAATATCAAATGGAAATAGTTACAATGAAAACATTAGAATGTTTCCTGGTTCTAATGACTATTCAAGTATAATTCTTGGAGCAGTTAGTGGTACAAGTGGGACTGGTACTGGTCAATGGACATTGGTTAGATATCCAAGTGCAACACATTCTAATAAGTTTAGTATAAGACATAACTCTACAGACGCATTAGTTTTAGACACTTCTAGTAACGCAACTTTTACAGGAAATATTATAATGGCGGCAAACGCTACAGTTGATGGTGTAGATATATCTGCATTACCAACTACTTTTGCTCCAACAAACGCAGAACAAAATGTTAATGCTGACTGGACTTCAACAAGTGGAGATTCACAGATTTTAAATAATCCAGGAACTCCTTATTTAACTGGGGTGACCGATAGACATGTATTCCCAGGATTAGCGGCAAGTGGAGCACAGGCTAGAAAACATCATATAGGTCGTGTTTACTACTGTCCAAAACATTGGGATACTACATGGCAAAACATATATTTTACATTAAACGAAGAGACGTATAATTCAGGATATGTTAAGTATCATTTATATGGATACTACAATGGAACTAATGACCAAACTCTAAATTTAAGAGTAGTAGACTACAGAGGAAACAATAGTGATATTAATAAATATTGTATTAAGTTAGGTTCTCATACCGATGCAGGGTGGGATCATTCTGGTCAGAATGTTTACTATACCGACATATATCTTGAGGTTGCTTATTACAAATCAGTTAAAGTTGTAGTAGACGCATTAGGTCACCCAATATTACACGCTAATCCAACTTCAGGTGCAGGTATAACTGTTATTTACGAAACTCCAACAATTACAAACATAACCTACACTAACGCAACTTACAATACTACTTATTTAGGGTCAAATACTTTAATATGGAATGACGCAAATCATGGTACAGGTTCTGGTTTAGACGCAGATAAGTTAGATGGTCAGGAAGGAACCTATTATTTAGATTATGGTAATTTTACTGGTACACCTACGATACCAACTACTTTTGCTCCAACAAACGCAGAACAAAACGTTAATGCTGATTGGAACGCAACAAGCGGTGATGCTCAAATTCTTAATAAACCTACTATACCTACAGACTTTGTATCTGCTGCAAACGGTGGAACTTTTAGTGGTGCTATTTCTGCACCAACAGGTTCTACTTTTGGAGGAGCAATAAAAATTACAGAAACAGGAACTGCACAACATATACTTATAGGTAATCAAGATTCAGGAGGAGTAGATAAACCTGCAATGATACGAGGTGTTAATGGTAACTTAAAACTTGGATACGGGGACGCATGGACAGGAGAAGGCGGTACTATGACAATTGGATTGACGCTAGACACTAATTCACACGCAACTTTTGCAGGGACAATTGGTTCTGGTGCTATAACATCTACTGGTAAAATAACTGGAACAGAAATAGAAGGAACTAGTCTAGATATTAATGGTGCTGCTGATATAAGTGATGTATTAAAGTTATCTAAGAGTAATGGTGCACTTATTACTACTAACAATACAACAGACGCTTTTGGTTATAATGCAACAGCAGGACTAGGGCATTACATAAGAGGTACTGGTTCTACTTATATTTATGGAGGTGGAAAATTTTGGGATGGAAGCACAACACACACTCTCCTTCACTCTGGTTCGACTATATCTACTTCACAGATATCTAATTTATCAGGTACAAATACAGGTGATCAAGACTTAACACCATATACAACTACAGATGGTAGTGGTGATGAGTGGAAGTTTACACTAGGCGATGAAGGTTCTCTTACTGGTAATAAGTGGTATAAAGTTGCTATTGTAAATCAAGGAAACGGTGGATTACATATTAAGGGGTCTCTCTCTAATCATGTTGAGTCTTTTGCTACACAAAAAGTTGATTTATTAATACAAGGTAGAGAGGGTGGTGCTAGTGCACCTATTGAAATAACTGGTACAGTAGATGTTTTACATAACGCTTCTGGAGCATCCGCTACAGACAAAGCAGGTATAAGAGTTGTTGAAAGCGATAACACTACTAGTGCATATTATCATTTCTACGAGGTATATATAAGAACTACTAGATATACTCAAGCAAAATTCCATTTAACTAAATTTGGAGCAACAAGTTTTTATACAACAAAACCAAGCGTTACATCAGAACCTGCACCAGTATCTGGTGGTAATGTAGAGTTAGACACTTCAACATTACAAGAAGGTAACTATGTAGTAGACGATAGTACTCCTAGAGAAATATACCACGAAGGTCATAAACCTACTTACACTGAGTTAGGATCAATGGCATATTCTAATTTAACAGGAACACCAACTATACCTACAGATTTTGTATCTAAAGCAAGCGGTGGAGCATTTACAGGAAATGTTCAAGTAAATTCAGCAGCCGCTTATTCTTTTCAAACCTCTTCAAGTCAAAGATATAATATACAAATAAGGAATACTGGAAACACTGTTAATTCAGGTTATGGATGGTGGCTTGCAACAGATACTGATTTTAAATTTGCATTACACGCTGATGGAGCAGGAGATAGGTTTAGTTTAACTAGAGAAGGATATGGAACCTTTTATGGTGGTCTAGCAGTAAATGGTGATGAATTAGTTGTTAAAGGAGAACACCCAACTATTAATTTAATTGACACTTCTTCAGGTGCAGATGATTTTTATTTGCATGTAAACTCTAATAATTTTTATGTACTTGCCGATAGAGATGGTGCAAACAATATAGATAGTGGTTGGGATTCTCCACATCCATTACAACTAGAAGGTGACACAAATAAGGCATATCTTTTTGGTAATGAAGTTAAATCAGCAGCGTTTACACTTTCAACAGATTATGCCCCATCATCAGTAGTAAACCAAACAGATTTTGTATCAAAAGCAAACGGAGGAACCTTTAACAATCCTTTAATAATTAAAGATATAAATTCAGGAGGCACAACAACAGGAACAACTTTGTTAGAATTATGGAATGCTAATAGTTCTGATTTATCCCAACAACAATCTTTTATAGATTTTAAACTTACAGACACTAATGCTAACTTCACACCACAAGTTCGTATAGGTGCTCAGGTTGGCCCTGATTCTAATGCAGATGCAATATCAAAAGAAGGTGCAGGTTCGTTTGTAGTTTACACCTCTGATATTGGAAGTGATGAAGTAGGTGGTGGAAGTCTTACAGAGGCAATGAGAGTGAAATACAATAATGTTCTTTCAACTCAAGGTTCAGTTGTTTCTAACAATACTAGTGCCATGAATGTTGCACATTGGTCTGCGAGTGGTACTAGTAGTGGAATGATTAAAATAACATTACCAGGAACACACAGCAGTAATTGGTCTATGTTGGTGCTTAGAATTACATCCTATGAGTACAACTCAAATAATCATACTGTATATTATGTTTCTGGTCATGACTGGACTACTGGTTGGTACAATAATGGTGTTACTAAATGGGGAACATCACCAAAAAATATTAGATTAGCATATAGTTCAACTCAAGATTGTATTCTTTTAGGTCAAACATCAGACTCATGGAGTTACGGTCATGTTACTGTAGATGTAGTTTCACATCCGAGTTTTTACCATGGTAGTATGGATATTACAGAAGGATGGGAAATAGTTCAACAAACAAATGAATTAGGTTTAACTACTCAGTCTGTAACTAATAGACAAGTTTTTGATACTGGACATTTACCTACATTTGCTGAGGTTTCTAGTAAACCAACAACTTTATCAGGATATGGAATAACAGATGCAATTCAAAAAGGTGCACAAATCGCAAGTGGTGCTTCTTGGACTACAGCAACTAAATTTGGATCTACTGGTGATCTTTCGCAAGCAGCAGGTAATCATGCTTTATCTGTTAGATCTGAAAATAACAATGATGCTTTCATGTCATTCCATATTGGAAGTGATTATGCAGTTCATTTTGGTTTAGATGGTGCTAGTAACAGAATGCATGTTGGAGGTTGGTCTGATGGCACAGGAACTCAGTATCAATTATATGACTCTAGAGATTTTAGTGTTGCTAGTGTATTAAATTCAAATGTAACCCTTAGTTCATTAGGTGCGGCTGCATTAAATGATATACGTTCTTTAGGAACTCAAGCATTTACGAATGGTTCAAACCCTAACATAACAACAGCACAAGTTATAGCAGAGATTGAATCAGATGGTGGTTTTGATTCTTATAGTTCTGTATTTAAAACCTCTTGGAGTTATGCAGGGAATTTTAACTTAACAGACGCAGGTAGATTTACAGAAACAGCAGGTAGTTCTTGGATAACTTGGACAGATAATTCTTCAGACTCTACAAGAGGAAATATAACAGCATTAGCAATAGCACCAAATACAGGTGGTTCAGCAGGAAAAGTATTTATATACAATGACCAAGGTGGTAGTTATGCACCAGGTTGGAGAGAGGTTTGGACAAACACAAGTGATGGTTCAGGTTCAGGATTAGACGCAGACAAGTTAGATGGTCAACATGGTAGTTATTATGCTGTTGCTAATGATGTAGTTACAAAAGCAGGAACTCAAACTATAACAGGTAATAAAACTTTTTCCAATACTGGTAATACATTTAATGGACACCTTTATTATACTGCTTATAGTGCTTCTGGCTATCATTATCCTCATTTTTTAGATGGGTCTAGTGCTTCAGGTTCTAAAATTCAATGGAGACAATACTATGGAACTAGTTACAAAACTCACACATGGAATTCTGATTCGTCAGGTAATATGGTGTTTAACTATGATGGTGAACTTCAAGGAAACGGATTAAGAATTAATGGGAATTCCAATTTTATAGGAGATATAAATCTTGGTTTGGCATCAGATACATCTCAAAGGGTTTTATATCTGCATGGTTATAGTGCTAACAAAACATCCACAATAAAAACTACTAATGGTAATTTACATATAGATTCAGAAGATGGACACAGTTTATATTTAAATTACTATGAAGGTGCTAGTACAAATATATATTTTGGTACAGGTAATGGTGGTTATTGTGGTACAGTTTCTTCAGCAGGTCTTCTTAGAATGGCTAATGATGTTGTTGCTTACTATAGTTTTTCTGACAGAAGATTAAAAACAGATATTAAAACAACTGAAAATAATCTAGAAAAAATCTTATCTTTAAATCCTGTAGAATATACATGGAAAGAAGGACCTAGAGAAGGAGTAAAAGAAATAGGTCTAATAGCACAGGAAGTAGAAGAAGTTGTTCCTGAAGTAGTTAGAGTACAATCTAGACATCATGATGAAAAAACAGAAGGAGAAGAATATAAGCAAGTAGATTATGAACATCTAGTTTCAACATTAATTGGTGCTATGCAAGAACAACAACAACAAATAGACGAACTTAAATCACAAATGGCTGCATGTAACGCAATGTCATGTAAATGTAAAAATTAAAAATTATGGCAAATACTTATTTATTATTAATAGATCAACTTTATGTACAACCTGTTTTAGACACATCATCAGAAGATGAAACGTCTGAGTTAATTAATGTTGTAACCAGAGTAGACTATCGTTATGAGGCAACCTCAGAAGATGGAACTATTGTAAACTGGAATAGTACTAAAAACATGGGGGCACCAGAACAAGAATCATTTTTAGAATACGATGATGTTACTTATGAAATTGCACAAGATTGGGTTAGACATAGTGAAGAGGAAGAAACTCATATATATATGGTTCTAGATAATCAAATAACAGAAAGAGAAGTTAATAGATTCCAGGTTCCTGATAAAATGCCTTGGGAAGTTTTACCTCCAGGTGAAGAAGAAATAGCCGCACAGAATGCAAATCCAGAAGAATAAATGGCAGTACCTAGTAGTGGAACCCTGTCATTATGGGGTTTAGCAAAAGAAAAAACTCATGATAATTATAGTAACGGTGTTCCTATAGCAACGTGGCAATCGAATTATTTTGCTAATGTTTCTTTATCTGATGCTACTACTGGTGCAGGTAATTATGATGGAACTAATCAAAATTCTTCAAGTAAACCAGATGGAAGTGCACCTCACAAAATGAGTGAATGGTATGGTTATGACCATGATGCTTCGGCACCATCAGGAGGAGGAAATGGTAAATGTTTACTTATTATAGATCACAGTTTCACATCACCAGGAACACAAACAGGATGTACTAGTAGTACAGCGATAGCAGGAGCAACAGGTGGAGTTAATCCAGGAGGTGGACAAAACACTCCTAATTTAAGATTTGCAAGATATCAAAATAATACAGGACAATCTGTTTCTTATAATTTAAGAGTATACAGAAACGACAATACACAATGTTCTTTTAAAGTATATAAAGGAGCAGGAATAGTTTCAGACTCTGGTTATTCAACTGCTAATCAAACTTTAGTACACACACACACATCAGGATACAATACTTTTACTGGATCTTTGAATTCCACTACAGAGTTACTTTTTATATTTGAGTCTGTAACACCTGCTTCTCAAACAAGATATGCTTCTTTTGATCAGTTTTATGTAAGTGGTCAGTGTGCAGCAAGTGGAACAATGTTAGCAGTTCCAATTTTAGGAAGCCCTAGTTCAACTGCTTATCAATATTATGATGCAAATACTGCTTGGAACGCAGGGAATAATCAGAAATTTAATTCTTCGTCTTGGAGTACTGCTTATATTCATCAATGTGCAGGTAGTTCTTGGGCTATAGGAAATACAATATATCAAACAAATAGCACATCAGGGAATGAGGTTGCTTTTAATGGAACCTCTTGGAGAGTAGGAGCATATCCAAATTCAACATGGATTCTAAATGGATATCCAGGAGACAGTTCTGCAATTATTGCTTTTGAAAATGATTTTAATGGTTCAACAGATGGAAATATAGAGGACACTTATCAACCTCCATTTTAGTAATAAACATAACAAAACAACAAACAATATGAAAGAGCCTTGCGTAGATTGCAACGACACAAAAAAACCTAGAATATTTATAGCCTCACCAGGAAACAGTTTTTCTAATAATTTTTTAAATTCCTGGACAAACTTAATTATGTGGATAGTAAACAATGGATATTTGTTTACATCAAATGTTGATTATAGTTCTCTTATACAAACATCTAGAGATAAGGTAATGGGAACGTCACATAATTCAGCACAGCCATTTGATGGAGAGTTTGACTTTGACTATATGTTATGTATAGATTCAGATATGGTTTTTACTCCACAAAATTTACAAAATTTATTATCTAGAGATGTTCCTGTAGTTTCAGGAATTTATAGAATTAAACCTGATGATGCATGGTCTTCTTGGGTTGGTGGCGACCAATCAGAAGGAGGAGACTGGATAAATGATGAATATGTAGAGAAACATAAAGATCAAATGATTCAAGGAGACTTTGGAGGGTTAGGTTTTACACTTATTAAAAAAGAAGTATTTGATAAACTTACACCTCCATTGTGGTTTGATGATCAAGCAGATAAAAACTACGGAGAAGACGTTGTATTCTTTAGAAAAATTAAAGCAGCAGGATACGATATTAACTTCGACATGTCTGTAAAGTTAGGTCATGAAAAAACCTTTATATTCATATAAGAACTGGACAGTAAAAAAATACACGTCCTTTATATTATTTCACTTTATTTGTATAAACAAAAATTAAAATCAACATTTATTTATTATGGCAAAGTTAAAAAAAGAAGAACTAGAAGTAGTTCAAAAGAGTAACCAGAAGCAGTTTGAAATAAAAAACGCTTTGGCTGAATTAGTAATCGCAAAAGAGTCGTTTGATCAAAGAAAGCAATCATTGCTTAAATCTTGGAGTGAGGCGATAGCGGAACAAAAGAAAATCCAAGAGGACTTAAAAGAGACCTATGGAGAAGTTACTATAGACATCCAAACAGGCGAAATAATAGAACCTGCTCCTGAAAATGTAGAGCAAGATGACAATAAAGGAGATTCATGATTATATAGTCTTTATTCTTAATAAGGAAACTACTGGGTATATATCACACGATGATATTGATGCGGCTATTGATAGAGGTCAAATGTCGAAGTTCATGGAGTTGTATAGCAACCCTAAACAACATCAGCCTGGTAGGCCTATTCCTCCTGTTGCTTATGGACAAACTCAGAAAATATCTGATGATTTAAGATTTTTTAAAAGAAGAGAACAGTTCACAAGTAGCAATGCAGGAATTATAGATTTTGCAAACTTAACAGAATACTTGCATTTACTTGGGGTATATGTTGTAGGTACATTAAATAATACACCAAATAACACATATACAATTACAGATGGAACTATTGCTTTTTCTCAAGGAACAGTTAATAGAACATATAACAAACCAGTAAAAGTAGTTAATGAAGATCAGTTAGCAGACAGATTAATTTCTCAAGTATCTGCTCCTTCAACCACTTCACCTATAGGTATACTTGGTGATCAAGGACAAAAAATACAATTGTTTCCAGAAACACAACACTCTGGATATATTATGTATTTAAGCAGACCAGTTAAACCATTATTTAGTCATGTAGTAGATGGTAGAAAGATTGTGCATAATGCAAGCGGATCTTCTGCAACATTTACAGCATCTTCATCTCTTACACTTCCTGATGGAACTACTGTAAGTTCTGGGGCGACCTATACATTACCAGGAAGCATTGAATTAAATTGGCCAGAGGATTGTATTAATGACATTATAAACAAAGCATTGGTATCGCTTGGTGTTCATATAGAAGACTTAAATGTATATCAATACTCAGAAGTTAAAAATCAAACAGGGCTATGATAACAAAAGGAAAAATAACAGATCAAATATTAAGGTTATATTCAGGTGGTAGTCCTAATGATGAAAAAGAAATATCTAGAGATGATATTAACTTATTAGTTAGTCAAGTAATTAATAGACTTCTTAAAACAGAGTATTTAGCAATGAATGTACAGATGGGAGATGATTTTCCTCCACATACATTAGTTACAACATACTACGTTGACTTGACTAGTAACACAACTCAAAATGAATATGTACATGCTTACTTACCTGTAATGCCTTTGTCTCTACCAAGAAATATGGGTGTTTGGTCTGTAAGTAATGCGGCAGGAACTAGAGATGAATATATACCAATACAAACTGGTCAACAATCTTTAGTAAGTTCACAAGACTCATTAAAATACTTAGAAACACAAATAGCATATTGGGCCGAAGGAAATGTTATTAATTTTTTATCAGATATTACAGAAAGTCCTTTTAATGTAACTAAAGTAAGAATACAGTTATTAATAGTAGATCCAAATATTTTAGGTGAATATGATTACTTACAAATTCCTATAGAAATGGAAGAAGTGGTTGTAAAAGAAGTTTTAACATTAATTGGTGCACTACCTAAGGTAGTAGATAAAGCATCAGATTCAAATAGTCAGATATGAAAGTATACACAGTAAATGAAATAGTTCGTTCTGCCTTGTTAACTACAGGAAAGCCTATACATTACTATATGCATTATTTGCATTATGCTTTAAAGGCTGTTAAAGAAATTGGTTTTGACTCTCCGTTTAAAATTAAATCTACAAAGTTAACAGTAGATGCAAATAGAGAAATCACTATACCAGATGATTATGTAGATTATATAAGAGTAGGATGGGAGAATGGTCAATATGTAAAAAAATTAATAGAGAAAGATTCTTTTAACAGATTAATGAATTTAGATTCTAATGGGAATCAAATTCCATATCCAGATATAGAAACAGATCAAGGGTTGATATATGCGGATAATAATGACACACATTCAAATGATAAAAGTGAGCATATAGGTAGACACTTTGGTCATAAGGCTACTTATAAAAATTCTTTTATGGTAATACCAGAAAGAAATAAAATCATGTTAGATCCTTCTTTACATGAAGCAAAACATATTGTTATAGATTATATAACGACAGGTTTAACAGATACAGGGACAGATGCAACAACTTTGCCTGCATATGCAGCAGAAGCAATAGAAAGATATATTTTGTGGAGATATTCTGAGCACGATAGAACTATACCTATGAATGGTAAGTTAATGGCAAAAGAAGAATGGCTACAGGCACACAAAAGATATAGAAGTAGAAACTATCAGTTGTCATTAGATGATGTTCTTAAATCATTAAGATCTCATACATATGCGGCTGTTAAATCTTAAGAATGGAGAATTCAAAGAAAACATTTATAGCAGGTATTAATACTGATGATTCTTTTTTTGCATTAACTGCTCAAGATAATTTAGACGCTCTTAATTCAAGAGTTGTAACATCTTCAGAAGGTAAAGCAGGATCAATATCTAATGTTGATGGAACAAGAAAAATACCAAACTATAACTCTTTTAAAAACACAAAAGTTATTGGATCTTACGAAGATGCAACAAGTAACAATGTGTTTTATTTTCTGGTAAACACAGAGTCAGGAAATAGTTCTATTTATTGTTACAAACCAAAAGAAGATAATATTTATAAAGTATTGTCTGACAGTAACTTAGAATCAAGTTATAAATTAGGATTTAATCAATTGAAGCCTATTACAGGAATAGGTTATATAGATGATATATTATATTGGACTGGAGTTGAAGGTAAGGAACCTTTTAGAATTAATGTAGAAAGAGGTATATCAACAAACAATGCTTCTTATACAACTACATTTGATCCTTATATACTGCCCCTAAAAAAATCTATAATTACTTTAATTCGTAAGCCTCCGATGCTTCCGTTAAAGATAACAATTCAGGAAGACTCTGATCGAGATACATCGTTTTTAAAATCTAGATCTCATACGTTTGCTTATAGATATGTATACAAAGATGGTGAAACTAGTGTATTTTCTCCAACCTCACATCATTATCCAAATCAAGATATGGATGATGATAATCATAAAACTTCTAGAAAAATTAAAGTTGATTTTCCATTGTATGAAGCAGAGTCAAATGGTATATCACAAGACGTACATAAAATTCAATACGCAGTTAAGTTTGATAAAGACACTTCTTATTTTATATGGAAAGAGTTTGATAATGTAACACATACAACAGAATTTGCAGCACAAAACAATGCTGTAGAAGGAGTTATTACAGCAGATTTTTACAATGACGTTTTAGGTTTTGCTGTTGATGATGTTAACTCTATTAAGTTATATGATACTATTCCATATGAAGCCGAAGCATTAAGCATTGCAAGAAATAGATTGTTTTTAGGAAATATTAAAGAGGGTAGATTAAATCCAAAACAAATAAACTCTACTGATATATCTTTAGAATTGTTAACATCAAATTTTTCTGATTCTTTTTCTCAATATGATAGAAATAGAGGTGGTAAGGTAGGATTTTCTCATGCTTCTGCATATCAAATTGGTATTGCTTTTTTTGATTTTGCAGGTAGAACTGGCGGTGTTTTAACTGATGACAGTTTAAAAATTATAACTCCAGAAAGAGATCTTTCATTAAACACTTATAATTCTTTTATAAATTTTACTTTAAATGAATCTCTAAGAAATAAAATACCAGATTGGGCAGAATATTATGCTATTGTTAGAACAAAAAATTTAACAAAAGATTTTACATTGTCAAATTTATCTGATAAAGTAAGATATTTTCAGACAGCATCTACAGGTAATTTTAGTGTTAATATAGAAAAGGTTTATCCTACTAATGATGATAATGATAATAAAGGATTATCTGGAACTCCAAACGGAACTTTTGAAGATCAAGAATTTGTTTCGTTTAGTACTGATCATGAAGGTCTTGCTGTAGGTTTAGGAGATTTAACATCTTATAAACAGGGGTATACTTATCAAGAAGGTGATAGAATAAAATTAATAACTGCAAACAATGTTTTTGAAGCCTCAGTAATAGGTCAAGAAGGTAAATATGTTAAAATAAACTTATACAATTTTAACGCACCTGAATATTTAAATACGTCTGCTTTATCAAATGTAGATTACTCTACTGTATATGAAATATATAGCCCTCATAAAATACAACCAAATGAGTTTTATTATGAATCATTTAATGGTAGAATTTTAAGGCAACCAAATGAATTGCCTAGTTTTTCTGATACTACAGGACAATTAATTGGTGATGTTTATTTAAAAAACTTAATTGCTGATACAAGTACACTTGAAAGTTTTTTCTTTGAAGGAAAATCTTCTACAGAAAGTGGCCAAGATAATGAAATTGTGGGTGAAATAAAATATATTGATTTTCCTATTTTCTATGGAGATGGTGTAAACGATATGTCTTGTAATAGTGGTGTTAATAATGGAACAGGTGGAGATGATCTCAGATTTGATATAAAAATAAGTTCAACTGGAACACCTGATAAATTTAAATGGAGAAAAAGAGCAAGAACTGAACTTAGTTCTCAGGTTGCTTATTCTTCAGAAGTAAGTATAACAGGATCTAATCAGACTTTATCTGATGGGGTGACAGTAATTTTTGGTGCAACAACAGGACATACTTTAGATGACAGGTGGGTTGTAAATTATAAAATAGCAGACAACTCTGCTATGAATGAAGAGCATAAAAGGGCTTATGGAATATATCCTGGTGGACCAAATGGTACTATTTTAATTAACTCTGATATAAGAGTTTATTTTACTGAATATAAAGGAGGAACATTTTTTGCGGATGAGGTTAGAAATACTTGGGATTTAGACTATCCTGGTTCACAGGTTACTCAAACATATGCAAATATAGAAGAATTGTTCTGGGAAACTACTTTTGGATCATCAATAGTTTCATCAGCAACAGGAGGTATGAGTAATTTTGCTTTTAGAAGAGGAACATTAATTCCTAACGGAAATGGTGGACAAACTCAATTAAATATATTAGATCATGAAAACAACCCAGGATCTCAATCTGTAAGTAATACTGATGGTTCTACCATTCATATGATTTATGAAGGTACATTGAGAAAGAATAATGGTGGAAGAAATATAGATTCAACTAATAACATTAATGTTGACTATACAGATGAGTTTCCGTATGCAGCAGAGTCAATGAATCCAAGTAATGATTATTTTTTAAACTGGATTCAGATAACAGGCAAACCTAATTTAGTGCCTTCAGAGGTTAGTAGTCAGAAAAAAACTACTGGTATTGTATTTAGTGAAACTAAAATACCAGGAAGTAAAATAAATGGACTATCAAAATTTAGTGCCTTAGATGAAAAAAGATTAGATGATGCTACTGGACCATTAAGATCTTTAAAAATAACAAGTAAAACACAATCGACAGGTTCTGTTTTATTAGCCATTTCTGAAAATGAAACTACAGGCATATATCTAGGTGAACAACAATTACAGCAAACATCTAGTGGAGGACAATTCTTAGCGGTTTCTTCTGGGGTTATAGGAACCATGAACACATTACAAGGATCATATGGAACACAGCATCCAGAGTCAATAGTAGTTAATGAAGGGACAGCATTTTGGTTTGATGTAAAAAACCAAACAGTAGTAAGATATGATTCTAATGGTTTAACAGCAATTGGAGATAATAAAATGAAAACTTTTTTCAAAGAAAAGTCTAGTATTATTTCTACTGATTCATTACCACATTTTGTGGTAGGAACTTATGATGATTATAATTCAGAATACATTATAACTTTACCTAAAACTGGTGAGGTTACAACGGTGTTACAGGAGGATCCTTATTATCCAGACACACCTATAATTGATATTACTAATGAAGGTGAAGTGCCTTCTACAAAAATAATTGACTTTACAATTATAAAACCTTGGAATATAAGTGGATCAATTACGATTATTGAAGGTGTTGGTACAATAACATTTGATTCTCCATACGGTTTTACTATACCTAGTTATGTTGTTATGGATCCTAGTGGATCTGATATCACTATCACAAATTCTAGTAGTGGTGGATTTACTGAAAATTCTGGAGGATATTTTGAATCTGGATCTGGGTCTTTAACTGTTAGTAATGTTTTTGGTGATATAGATTTTATACAATTACAATTATTAATGTTTGCAGTTCCATCTTCAGAAGACATTATTGTATCTAATTTATTAGAGTACACAAACGACACTTCATTTTTGTATGGATCTCAAAGTAGTGGTAACACACCAATAAGAGTAACAGGTGCCACTTCAGGAACTTTCCCAATGTTTGAGGAAAAAAGTATTTCTTTAACAAATGGAACCGCAACAATTGCAGGCACTTCTTCAATAGCATGGCAATTTGGAAACACAAACGATAACTCTATTAATTTTACAGAGTGTTCACTAGGTGTTTGCAGTAACATTCCATCAAGTAGAGTATCAACAAATGCAACAGCCATTGACGAGTCAGGCACTACAATAGGCTATCAACCTGGATCTTTTAATATTGTTATTAATGACATAAGCGAAAATATAGATAGTATAGTTATAGATTCTAGGCCATTGAAAAAAGCCCAGTTAAATGCTGTTCTTTTTGATGATATTACTTCTTCAAGTTTAGAATTAAATTCATCTATAGTTTTAAATAGAGAGACTGCAACTGAATTTGGTTTTGTTTATTCTACTACAAATACTAGTCCTGTAATAGGAGGATCTGGGGTGACCAAACAAACTGTTTCAGATGCAACTAGTATGTCTTATAATATAACTGGTCTAAGTGCTGAAACAACTGTTTATGCAAAAGCATATTTAATATCAAACTTTGGTACTAAATATGGAGCATGTTATAACCAGGCTACAGGATCTGCAAGTAATACCGCACCATCAGTAACGTCTACATCTTTTAGTTCTAGTAATAATAGGTTTACAGGAACTATTACTTCTAATGGTGGATCCTCAGCAGGAACAAATGGAATTACAGCAAGAGGATGGGTTTATTCTTCTTCTGACAATACACCTGTAATAGGAGAGTCAGGGGTTATAAATCTAATTCATCCACAGAATGCTATAGCATCTTTTCCATATGTGTTTACTAGTAATACAACTTTATTAGTAAGTAACACAACATATTATTGGAGAGCATACGCTAAAAACGATGTTGGCACTACTTATGGAAGTGTTCAGAACTTTACTACAGCAAACACATCAGTTGGTATTGGTGGTTTTATATTACAAAGTAGTACTGTATCTGCTAATGGAGGGTATGTTGATTTAGATGTTACTAAAAATGTACAGACTGGAATTGCAGCAGGATCGATAGGTGTTGTTATAAGTGCAAGTAATCAAATAATAGAATCTGAAACTGTTCAGGTTGCCTTTACAAATACACAAACTTTAGATTCAGTACAGGTTTATATACCTGCTAATTTTGGTGGAACCACAAGAACTATTAATTTAAAAGTGAATCAGTTTACGTCTATAGCCAATGCTACAGGATCAAATACACCTGTTAGTATATCAGGAACTATAACACAACAAGCATCACAATATCAACCATAAAAGACATGAGTAATTTTTGCATAGATACAGATTTTAACCCAGGAGACGAAATAAAAATTGTTTTCAATATTAGCAATGAGGTTCCTACTACAACCGCAAAAACTGTCTATATAGTAGATTTACAAGAAGGAAATCCACATAGTATTGCTGAATCAAATATTACGCAAAGTGACTATAATTTAATACAAAGTCAAAATGAAAGTTGGAGTAATGTTCGTGCAAATTATATACACCCAACAGGTTGGGAAAGTAATGCTGATTACTTTGCAGGTGCAACCTCTACAGATGGTTCATACAATACTACTCAAATAATAAATCAAACTGGTCACGAAGCGTCTGCTGCCAAAATAGCATCAGATATATCAAGGACCATAAGTGGTGTTACTTATGATGATTGGTATTTACCTACATCATATCAGTTAAATACTATGTATAATTTAATGTCTGTTTTAGATCCTATAATCGTAAATCAAGGAGGAAGTAGGTTGAGAAAAAATCATTCTTGGGCTATTGTAAAAAATTATTGGGCATCAAACGAGGCTTCTAATCAGTCAAGTAACAACCCAGTAATTAGTATGTCTTTTAATCCAAACTCAGGAGGTGGTGCAACTTTTGGTAGACGTAAATATCATAAGTTTAGAACTAGAGCAATAAGGCATCAAACTACTACTGATAACGTTTCTGTTGGAGATGTATTTGGTGGTGGAGTTATATTTAAAATAATAGACAGTGACACAGCAATAACACCAGAAGTTGATTTAGATGTTACTATGGGTTATGCAGATACAAATATATTTTCATCTGATGATTTAGCAAGTGGTTATTCTAATTCAGGCATAGAACTAACAGTTACTAGTAATCATGGTTCAAACCCTCAGATATGTTTTAATTATACAAACAGTAATGCAGGGTCTTATGCTTGGCAAACAAATGTGCAAATATTTAAAAAAATAGAGGAAATATCAGAGGAAGTACAAGCAGGTGCTAGGCAAACAATAGCCTGGAGTGAAGCAGCCCAAAGATGGGTTACAAGGTATTCGTTTACTCCTGAATATTTTTCTACTTATAAAACAACCTTTGCTTCATTTGTAAATGGAGAGTTATTTATTCATGATGATGTTAATAATAAAAACTATTTTTACAATGGTAAATATCCAACTCAAATTAGTTATGTTGAGAATATAGAACCATCACAACCTAAGGTGTTTATGACACATTCTGTTGAAGGTAATTCACAACCAACTTTAACTAAGTTTGAGACGATAGATAACTGGACTATGAATAGTGACCTTATAAAAGGTGATTATATTAAAAGAGAGGGAACTTATTACTCTGATATATTTGGAGACGTTAATGATCCTAACGTAGGAGATAACGCTTCATATGGTGATAAGTTAATGAAAGGAACAAAACTAAGAGGTCAATACTTAAAAGTATTTATGACTTTCAGACAAGAAGATTTAGAAGTAAAACATTCTAATATTGGATATATAACAAGTAAAGGACATACAACAAATGGTGAAAGAGCAATTAATCAACGTGCATACAGAAACAAGGGTTACTAATTATAAACAAAAATTAGAAGATCTTCAAAATATGATGATTGCTAACAATGATAGAGATGGTATCTATGGAGATGGAAAGACATTAGTTAATAATGAAGAATTCAAAATAACTCATGATTTCTCAGATCAATTGTATATGAGGAAAATGAGAATGCCTGAAGGGTCATTTGTGGTTAGTGCGATACATCATACTGATCATTTTTGGTTTTTATTATCTGGTAGAATATTTGTTACGACAGATGGAGAAACAGTAGAGCATGTAGCACCTTGTTATGCTAGATCTATAAAAGGAGCAAAAAGATTTATAGTTTGTGCGGAAGAGTGTTTATTTATTAATGTACACAAGAACCCATCAAACTCACAAGACATTGAAGAAGTACAGGATGAATTGTACTCTATAACAATAGAAGAATATAATAAAAAAGAAAAATCATGGCAGGAATAGTTACAGCAGGATTAATCGGAGGAGGGATACAAGCCTTAGGTGGTTTGGCTCAAGCAGCCTCTGGTATTTTTGGAAAGAAAAAAAGACAAAAAAGATTAAACGCTTTGCTTGCACAAAGACCTAAATATAAAATTCCAACAGAAATAAAGCAGGATATGGAAATGATGCGTAACCGTAAAGATGGAAGGTTAGCAGAACAACAGGATATGAAAAATGCTTTATTCACTAATGCACAAAATACAGTTGCTAGAGCACAAGCGGCTTCAGGATCTTTAGAAGATCAGTTAGCAATTGGAGCAAGTGCAGGTGCAGGAATGCAAGATGCATTAATAAAAAACAGAATGGCAGGTGCACAAGAAAGAGCAAACAGAATATCTGGATATAGAGAATCGTTAACTAACCTGGCTCAAGCAAAAGACCAAGCATTTAAATTAAATGAATTAGATCCATTTAAAATGAAAGTTCAAGGAACATTAGCCAATGATGCTATGTCAAGAGAAATGACTTTTGGTGGAATTAATCAAGCAGGTGCAGGTTTAGCAAATATGGGAACAGCAGGAACAGCAGCAGGTAATATTGGGTTCCTACAATAAAACATAATTATGGCAAAATATACACCGACTTTATTAGGTAAAGACACAGAGATAAATATAGCACCTTTCTTTGGTGGGGGCTTTGTTGATGCAGGGGCAGCCCAACTCAACCAAGCAATTCAAAACAATGCTCAAGCAGTAACTGAGGCAAAGAATAAAAAGTTTGAACAAGCCCAAGCACTTAGAGATGGTATTGTTTCAGGACATTTTTCTGATATAATGGCTGCTGAGGTTGGAGAAGATATAGCCAAGTTGGCTACCATGGGTACTTACTCAGAAGCATATGCAGTAACGCTTGCTGAGGCCAATGCTAAACTAGGTGTTAATGTTGCTAAACAAGCACAAATTACTACTAAGGCAGAGGAAATAACAAATCAATTTAAGGAAGACCCAAGTAACAAGTATTATAATCGTAATGCTTTAGGTGAAAATTTAGGTAATACAATCGAATCAGGTGGTTTAGATACACAAATGATTGATTTAGATAATTCACTAATAAATTTTAAGGGTAATGTAGCAAACATAAAAGATGGTATTGTTAGGCAAGATTTTCAAAAGCAACTTGGAGAAATTACTCGTAAAGCGGTAGCGAATGGTGATATAAAATCTGCTAATAGTGCATATTATAAATTAAATCAAACGACTGATGGTAGTAAATTTTTAAGTGGCTTTAGTGTTTATGATGCAGAAAACGGAATGTATGTTCCAAACTTTGATCAAACCAAATTGCCTCCAATGGGTCTAGTAGAGATGTATAAAGGTTTAGATCCTGCGGCTGCTACTCTTATGGAGAACGCAGTAGCAAAAATGAAAGCAGATAAAAATGTTGCAGACAAAGATTTCACTGATGAATTAAAAAAGAATTATGAACAAAGATTCTTATTAAATGAAATGAGGAAGATGGCTCCAGGTGGCGGACAGACTAGTGAGGATACAAATCAATTTCTTTCAAAACCACAAGACAGGACAACACCAGATGATACACCTTCTTATGATGATATGGAAAATTATGAAATGGTAAAAGATGCAGTAAACGGAATGGCGGATCTTGTTAATTTAAATCCTAATGATTTTATAAATGATAATGTGTCTTATGAAACTGTTAATATTGATGGTGTAGATGTGAGAACATTAGATGTTACTGGATCAGGTTCAGGAACTAACCATCGTGTTGCTATATATAACGTATTAGATAATAATGGTAATACAAATAGAGAATACAAAGAACCTAGAAAAGTATTACTGTCTATGGATGCAAGTGGTGATCAAACAATTTACTTTGTAGGAGGTACTGAAAGTCAACCTACTTATAACAAACTTAACAGACGTAATGCTTCTGACTTTATATTAAGAATGGCTAATGATAATTTTGGAGGTGGAGCAACTGGAATTACAGCATTTAAAAGTTTTTATAAAATTGCAAAAGATAAAAATGAAATTAATCGAGATGGTTCTTATACACAATTTGGTTCTTTCAATGCTACAGATGATAATGTATTATCAAACGAGATAGATAATACCAATGAAGCCAGAAATACAGCCAACAGTGGCCCTGCTTATACTACACAGGAATTAAATAACATGTTTGAGACGAGTGATATTCCTACAATAAACGAAAAATTAATCGAGATAAATCAAGACAATTTGAATAATGTTAGAATCTATAATACTTTAGAATCAAAATCAGATGGTAAAGTAAATGATGGTAAAAAATTCAAAGTAGTTCATTTTAAAAGACCAGATGATAATAGACAGTTTTACAATTTTAACAATTCGTGGGGTGTATTAACATATCAAAATGTAGAAGGCAACGGTCAATATGGTGAGCCGCAAACAATAAAAGTTAAGACTAAAGATTATTTTAATTTGATTGGAGCACCAGGATCGGCAGATTTTAATGTGAACCCAACAGAAAGATAAAATACAAAAAATTCATGGAAGACGAAGATTTTTTAGATTTAAGTTTAGATAGTAGAGAGGATAAACTAACTATTTTTGCTAGTGAAATGGCTGCAATGGGTGACATGAATTTTGCGGCTCAAGGAAGTATTCAAAATTTGGCAGGAGTTTTAGGACCAGGAGTAACTTCAGATCAGTTTAATGCTGCTACTCAATGGGCTAACACTTCTAAAAGAAATAGATACGATAAAGGTCAGGAGTTAAACTCAATGTTTCCTGAGTTGTTCCCTGAACTAGAAGGGTTACAGTTTCCTACTTTTGAATTAAACGAGGGTTCCGTAGATGTTGCTAATCAAGATAAAGATCCTGATATAGCACAAGGTAAATGGGGTAAAATACAATCTGCTATAGATGAAGGAACTAATATGTATGCTAACCAAGAAATGGATGGTATTATATCTGATCCAGGATTATTACCAGAGGGTACAGATGAATCTATAAAAAAGAATTTAATACAGTACGGTCAAGTAATGAAACTTACTGATCCTGCTTACGAAAAAAAATACACACAAGGTCCTAATCAAAAAAGTCCTTTTGTGGATCCAAAGCAGGCATATTTATTTACTAAGCAAGCAAGAAATTTTCAAGGAACAAAGTTTAAAGTAAATGCATTAAGATATATTGCACAAAACTATAATAAAGATCTTCATTCTTATGTAGATAGAAATGAAGACTTTTTTAAATACATGCCAGAACTTCGTGAAGACGAACAGTTCATGGAGATGTATAAATCACATGAAGATATTGCATCAGCATATCATACTCATATGAAAGATAATTTTAGTGAAATGTATGCTCAGGATGGTAGAGATATTTTACAAACAATGAGACTTTCAGGTAAAATGGGTATGGGTGGCTTTGGCTCTCCTGTTCCTGGTTATTTAGATACATCTATTGCTGTTGGAGTAGGCGGTTTAGTTGAAGGGTTTGGTAATCTTTTAGGTGGTGTTGTTGAATTTGGAGGTAAGTATGGTAAATATTTAAATCCTTTAGGAGGAACAATTGCTGCTGCTGAAATAATTAATGAATCTTTTTTAATGTCAGACGAACAAAAGGCGGCTAAAAAAGAACTAGATGATGTTTACGACAGAAAAGTAGAAGATGTTTCGGATAGTGTATCTCATTTTTTCTCTTCAGACAATTGGAAGGACACAGCAATAGGTCAGTATGCTAATATACCTAATGAAGTAGCAGGTGCAGATCTTTCTGAAAACCCTATGTATATACTACCAATGACTTTAAAGACAGTTGGTGAAATGGCTCCTGCAATTGTAGCAGCCGCTTATTCAGGCGGAGGTACATTAGTAGCAGGTGGTATAATGGGGGGTGACCAATTTTTTAAATCTTACCATCAAACAAATAAAGAAGCAAGAGAACTTGGAGTAGATCCAGAAGATGCAGAAGCAATGGCACTAAGTATAGGTCTTGTTACTGGTGGTACAAGTGCAATATTTAATAACCCTTTAGCCAGAAGAGGTGCAGCCGCTATGATGGGTATTAGAAATAAAGCGACAAATGAAGCAGTTAAAACTTTAGCCACAACAGGAAGCAGACAGGCTGCAATAAAAGCAGGTACAAAAGCATACTTAAAAGAAGTTGGAGGAGAAGAAATTGAAGAACTTGTACAGGGTGGTTTTGAAAATTATCAAAAATACAAGTATGATCAATCAACTCCTAATCCAGTATATGGTGTGGATAAATTTATGTCATCGACAGAATTTACAAACACTTTAATCCTTACTGCTACTGCAACAACATTAATGGCAAGCCCAAACATGGCTGTTTCTTCTACACAGTTAGAAAAAGAGGCCTGGACAACAGCAGCATTAGATTATGAAAATTTTGAAAAATCTATACAAAAAGAATTAAATAAAAAGAACCCTAAGTTTTCTAAAGAAACAGCAGCAGGAATGCTAGAGAAGGCTAAAGTTTATGAAGGTATAGTAAAAAACCTAAAAGACTCAGGAACTAAAATTAATGATATAGTAGAACTTGCTGACGTTGAATACAATGCAATGAACACTACTAATAATGCAGAACCAGAGGTTGCACAAGGTAACACTTCTGAGCCTACAGTAGAAGAAAAGAAACAGGATATCAAAGATGGTATTCCAAAAAGAGGCTCTATAGTAGATGGCTCTAAAGTTGTATCTATAATAGAAAATATTGGAGATAGTAGTAAAGACATTGAGTTAAAAAGTAAGTTAGACAACATCCAGGGTCGATCTTTTAAAATGAAAAGAACAGAACTTGAAACCTTGTATGAAACAAATAAAGAGTTTAAACAGTTTGTTGATGAAAATCCAGACATGGAGTATGATGGTAAAAATAAAAATGCTCCTGCTGTTATTGATAATGAAGGAAATGTTTTAGATGGAATGAAAAGGTTGGCTGCTGCTTATAACAGAGGTCAAAAAGGAATAAGAGTTTTTACAGAAAATGAAGTAAAACTATCAAAAGAAAAAGAGTCTGCCGCAAAAGCAAGGTATGATGAAATAATGTCCCCTCCTGTTACAGAAAACCCAGAGATAGAAAACATACAAAAATTAGGAGAACACTTTCAAAGAGTTTTTAAAGGATCAACAATATCTTTTGATCAATCAGAATTTGATGCTGTTGCAAAAGAAGCAGGTGAAGATCCTAATATAACTAAAGGTTTAAGAAATAGAAATAATAATCAAATATATATAAATCCAAGAAATGCAACTTTAGATACACCTATACATGAGTTTGCTCATATATGGGAAGATATGTTGGCCGAGATTAATCCAGATGCACATAAAACTGCTATGAATTTAATTAAAGGAACAAAATTTCATAAAGAGGCTATTGCAAAAGGTTATGGAGATAGATCTTTAAACGAAGCATTGGTACAAGCAATTGGTGAAAAAAGTGCAAAAATCTTCAAAGATCCTAAGAGACAATCACAATTTGAAAAAGTAATTGAGCAAGTTAAAGATATTATAAGAAAAGCATTAGACTTACCTGTCGGTGCTGATTTTGACATTAAGACTTCAAGCATAGACGAAGTAATTAATAGTAGTGCAGAAAAAATTATGTCTGCAACTAATATACAATCGCCAAAATCACTATCACCATCTAAGCCACAGGGTATTGACATGGACGCTCATAGGATGAAACCTTATAAAAAAGCGGAGAGAGAAGCGATAGCGGAATTTGATAATCTAAAAGAATTATTAAAGAATGATCCTACTTTAGCAGAAATAAATACTGTCAAAGACAAATCAGGTAGAATTAAATTTGAAAAGCAAGGTAAGAAAACTAAAGTAAAAATTGCCAAAGAATCATATAACATGGTTAATGGTCTTGAAGAATATTTTGAAGGAACCCTTAAGGATAAAGTAAATCAGATTGGTGATAAAATTGTAGATGAATATAATGCTAATTCTACTGTTGAAGAGGTAGTGAAAGGAATGGGTTGGTATAAAGATCTACACACTAAAATGAGAAATATATTTGGTGGTAGAACTAACTTTTTTGGTAGATTAATTGGGGCGACCTCAGCACAGACAGATGTTAGAAACAATTACAAATATGCTTTAGGAGCACTTAAAGGTTATTCAAAAGGTGCTTATGATTCTTATGTAGAAGATTATAAAGATTTTATAGATAGAGTTGAACAATTTGAAAATGAGGAAGAACTAACTCAGTTCTTCAATGAATATAAAGGAAGGGCTATAAACACCGCAAAGAATTTAGGTCAAAGCACAAAAATATTTAATGTAGATCCAGATCCAAAAGATATAGAAGCAACAAAAAGAAAGTTGTTAAACTTATGGCCAAAGGCTAATGTATTATATAGAACAGACAATCCTAGTTTAAGGTATGGGATAAATAGTCCTGCAACCGCAAAAGTGTTAGCAGGTATTTGGTTGAAGCAAACACAAAAAACAAAAACAAATAACTTTTATAAAAATGTGGTTGGTTTAACTACTAATCCTACTATTGACGTATGGGCTGCTCGTACTATCAGAAGAATGATATACGATGGTAATATTGATAGATATAGAATTCCAGAACGTGCGGAAAATGGAGTCAGCGAAGAAATATTAGTTAACTCAGGTAATATATCTGATTACAGACTTGCTGAAGAAGTTATAATTAATGCTTCAGAAAAACTAGGAATGGATCCAGACGATCTACAGGCATACTTATGGTTTGCAGAAAAAGATCTTTGGTTAAAAAAAGGATGGTCAAAAGGTTCTGCTGCCAAGAAAGGAGACTTCAGAGATGAGTCGTCAAAAAATGAAATAACTAGATACTACTTAGGTTTAAGCACAGAAAGAAAAAATTACAAAAACCCTGTTTTGGAAAATCAAGACAAATTAGAAATGCTCAAAGCAGAGGGAGTTAGTATTGAAGAAGATTTAAGAGAACAAGATTTAATTTCTTTAAAAGTAAATACAACAAGATCACAATATTTAGATGACCCTGAAAGAAGTTTTGATGCTGAGATGATTGTAGATTCGAATCAAGATATGACTCCTGTTTTAAAAAGAGCATTAGAGTCAGCAAAGAAGCATGAACAAGAATCTGTATTCTTATCAGAAGTTTTACCTATTGATGAGAGAATGGATCCTGAAACCATGGAGAGAGAGTTAGCAAAAAAGCCAAACGCTAGACCTGCTGTTGAATTACAGTTTGTAAATCCTTTAAGTTTTGACGAAGCAACTAAATTTGCACAAGACAATATAGAAAAAGAAGGTGTTCAAATTGGTCCTGTAAAAACTACTATTTCAAGTTATACTATAATAACTAATGAGTCAGGTGATAAGGCTATTGGTCTTAAATATCAATTTGTTCCAGAGTTTGTTTTTGAAAATGAAGAGGATATAACTGAAGAAAATCTAAACCAAGCAACAGTAGATTGGGTTAATAATGCACAAGAAACTAAATTAAATTTAGAGAATAACGAAAATGTTTTGTACTTTTACAACCATTATGTAGATAGTTTCGTTGCTCACAATAATCAATATAATGAAATTTTAAATAACATAAAAAATGGATCAAAAGACATATTTAAAGGAACTAGCAAAACACGCACAAAGGAATACTTCCAATCCAAAGGCAGATCAGAACTTGAATCAGAAACAAGTTCAGGTTTCGATGCACAAAGAAACGAAGATGGAGGAGATAGACCAAGATTCTCTGGAACTTTACAGACAGATGATGGCGGATCGATATCACAAGTTGCACACAGAAGAATAGACACACAAAGTCTACCTAATAAATTAACACAATTATTATCTGCACTTAGCAAAGATGGGTTTACTCCATCAGAACTTATTCCTGTAATACAAATGTATTCACAGAGAACTGATGGTAAAGAGATATCTATTAAAGATGCAAGACTACTTCTAAATGAGTACATGGGTTCACAAGGCTTTAGACAGAGAGGTTTTGAAACTAACTCTATAGAAAAATCTGCATCTGAAAACAAAGAATTGTATGATTGGGTAAATCAAAATCCTAACTATTACAGAACTATGAACATCCAAGAAACTATGGAGTTTGTAATAGATGAAATAGAAAATCGTGGAGGTTTCGATGATGCAACTGTAATTAAAGATTTAATTAAAGGTAACACTACTGTTGAAGAGTCTGCTCGTGTGCAGTTGGCTCGTATGGCAGCGTTAAAACATTACGGAAAAAAAATAAGCGACTTTAGATCTGAAGGAGGATCAGACGCTGATATTGATGCAGCATTAAGTGTAATGTCTGATATAGAAAAGGCTTTAGCATCTGAAGCAACAGACGCAGGACGTGCAATTGCAGCACTTAGATCTTGGACTTCTCAAACTCCAGAATCTTTAATTGATAGATTAGAGATAGAAATGGAGAAGTATAATGAGTCTTTAGAAAATCCTGGTAAGTTTAAATCTTTTGCGAATAAAATATTTGGGACTGGT